CAATAATATCTGCTGTTGATGTTCCTAGAACTCCTTGAACTGAATGTAGTGTATCTGCCATAACTTTCCTTTCTTAGCTTAATGCCAATACTAAACCTAAGCTTACTCCTGCTGCTGCAAGATTAGCTATATCTCCTGCTGTTGTCTTTTTAAGATTGTTGCTGTCATTAATATCTCCAAACAGTATTTCATCTCCTGCTGCTACTGTACCAGAAGTTGCAGAGTTTGGCTTTACACTTAGACTAGGTGTTCCAGAAGTAGCACCACCTGCCATACCAGAAGTTGCACTTGTAGTAATTCCCTCAATATCTCCTGCTTCTGCTCCTATCCAAGCAGATCCATCCCAAGCTTTTAATAAATTAGCTGTAGTATCATAAAAAATTGTTCCCTCAACCTTATTTGTAAGAGCTGAATTAGCTGCTGACTCTGAGGCATAAATAAAGACTATTGAGTCTTGAATGTCTTGAAATCTAGCTTCTGTTACTAGATCTCCTGTTGTCCAATCAAACCATGCACCTGCTGCCATGTATTTTCTCCTTAATTCTTTCTAAGTATAACTTATGTTAGTATCAATTCCTAGTTTTGATACTCCTAGAATCCAAGCACCTGTTTCAGCAGGAGATAAACCAATCTGCCAATTCCAAGTCTTGTTTCTAGCATCTACTGTATGTTTTATTCTTTCAATGAACAATTCATAAGTTTCTGTTGTAGAAGCTGTAGTGGTAACACTTGCTTCAACAAAGCTTCCCAAATCTAATCCTAGTGCTTTAGCCCATAAATTAACATTTTCTCTAGGAGCAAAAGATAAAGCCTCTATTTGTGTCTGAGGTATGTCATTAGCTACAGTTATCTGCTCTGCAATAGAGAGGACATCAGAATCCTGTGTATTTAGTGTTCCTGACTGTACTAAAACATTAGAGCCAAATCTATCTACTGAGTCTGCACTTACTGCAATCTGTGTTGTTCCACCTGTTCTAGTTCTCTGAACTGTATTAATAATCTTTTCATCATCAAAAGAAGTTCTAATATCAACATAATTAAGCTCTCCTACACCCTGCCCAAAGTTAGCCTCTGGTGTTGTAGTGTTAGCTAATCTATAGTTTCTATCTCTAAAAGTTGCATCTCCATTAGCAGCAATAAAGAATGTGCCATTCTCTGCTAGTTCTACAGCTCTAAGTGCAGCTAATACAGTATCTGTTTCTGGTTGTACCTGAACTTGTAGTTGTCCTGTAGATATTGCCTGATTAGTATAACCAAAGCTATCAAGTATGTTTTTAGCCCTTACAGAGCTTAATTCTTGTGCTTGTGTAAGTGTAAGCCTAGTATTTGTACCTAGTTTAGAAATACCTAACTGCCATCCAAAACCATTTAAAGTAGCATTGTTAAACAATTTAAAAGCATCTACACATTGTAATTTAGTTTCAGAATCAGATCCCTGTGCAGGATAATTAACAGGAAAGCTTTCAACAAAGCCATGAAAAAGAGTATATGTAGAGCCACCATAATCAGCCTTTATTCTTATTCTTTTTAATGGCTGCACTTTAGTTCTGTTGTTTACAGCATCATAATAATAAGTTGTTTGATTAGGAGAAAACCTGTTATCTGTGTTATCAAGCACAACTGTAACTGCAGCAGGATTAAAATCAGCTAAGTTTGTTGCTCTACCTCTGTTTATACTAAATCTTCTTAAATAAGCAGATACATCAGTAAAACTTTGTGAGCTATCTAGTGGATTAGAGTCAAAAGCAATCTCTACTGTTAAATCAACATTAGCATCAAAAGGAACACTCATTATCTAATTGCATAACCTTTTTTTGCTAATCTCTCTTGTGTTACTTGTAAAAAATCTTCTGCATTGTCTGAAAGCTCTACTTTAACTGTTACATCTGTTGCTGCAGATTTTAAACCTTTATCAACATTACTATTATCACTAACAAGAGGAGTAGGAACAGGAGTTGGCTCTGGAATAGGTGGTATATCAGGCTCTGGATCTGGATCAGGTCTAGGAAATCCTAAATCTGGAGCTGTTTCAAAAGCTCTAAATTTTTTATAAGCCTCTAAGTTTCTTTCTAAAGCACTTGTATATTTATCTGTAGCTTTTTCACTATCCTCTGTAATATCTATAATTTCATAAAGTAAATTTTTTCTAATTTCTTGTGCTTTATTTTGATTATCTATTGATTTTTGTAAATTTTGTTCAGCTAAATCTAATCTCTCTCTTGCAAGTCTAAGTGCATCTGAGTCATTAGCTAATTCAAACTCTGCCTCTGCTAACTCTGCCTCAGCTAAAGCAAGTTCTGCTGTAACATCTTTGCCATTCTGTTTAGCTTGTGTAAGTAGTGCAATCTGTGTTGATAGTTCATTCTTTCTAATTGCAGCTTCTGCATCTCTAACATTCTCATCTATTTGCAATCTCTCTAAATCTTTAGATGCTTGATTTCTATTTCTAGTTGCTCTAGCTACATCATCATTAGCAGAACTTATTAAATCCATAATCTTTGATCTCTCTAGCTCTAAATTAATATTTGACATAATTAAACTGTTTTGTTCTCCAAATATTGGATTAAGTTTTGTTCTTATAGTGTCTGAAAGCTTTTTAGTTTGTGTTTCATTAGTAAGTAAACCAAGTCTAGTTTTCTGTAAGTTAGTAAACTCTTGTGCAAAAGCATTATTCATCTGATTAATTACATCTAAGAAATCTAAGGAAAGCCCTGTATTGTTTATCACTTGTACAGAGTTTTCATTTAATATTTCTGTATTTTCATTTAAAAGTTTATTAAGTTCCTCTGTAGCTTTTTCATTACCAAGTAAGGAGTTTTGTCCAAGAATAAACACTCTAAAATATTTTTCTAAAGCTGTTGTACCTTTTTGTGTTGAATCAACTGTGGCTACAATAGCATCATTAATTAATCCAAAGCCTGTAACAACAGCAGGAGATACATTCTGGACAAAGTTGTTAAAAACATTTAAAAGCTCTCCTGATGCAGGAAGTAATTGCTCTCCAACCTCTTCTCTTAGTTGTTGTGTTGCACTTCTACTTTGTAACATCTGAGCAGCAAAACCCTCAGCCTCTCTTGCAGCATTACCCTGCTGAACTGATGCTTTATCAAAAGCTAACTCTATTGTTGCTAATGCTTTATCTTGTAAACTTAGTTCAGCTGTAGTTTTAGCTAATCCCATTGTAAGAGCTTTTTGTTGCACCTCAGTTTCCAAAATTTTGATTCCATAGGTGGCAAGTGATTCTCTCTCTCCAACAATTGCATTTCTGAAAGCATTTAAAACTGGCAAAGCTCCCTGACTGACATTGTTAAAACTAGCAATATCCCCTGAAAGCTCAAAAAGTTTTGATGATAAGTCTGCTGATTCCTGTTGTGTAAATCCAACACCTTGTGCAACAGATCCCATAACAGATACTAATTGTTTAGCCTCTGATGTAGTTAAACCAAATAAATTAGCATTTTTTTCTAATTCTTTAGATAAGTTTGCTGCAGCTCCACCAAAAGTTGTATCAAAAGCACCTGCAGCCTCTTGTGCAGCACTAGCAGCAATTATTGAGGATCTAGCAAAATCTAATAATTGTTTTCCTGCAAATAAAGCTGCACCTGCAATAGCTCCTTTAGTAAGGCTAGACATACCTGCAGCAAATTGTGCATTAGATTTAGCTGCATTATCAACATCTTTATCTAATTCTTTAGTTGATTTAGAAACTTTGTCTAAACCCTGTGAAGTTTTATTAGCTCCTGTGAGCTTTAAAAACATTTCTAAAGTGGCTCTTGCCATTCTTATCTCCTCAATTTAGATTGAGCTTTAGCCTCTGTAATGGCTTTTTGCTCTTTCTTGTTCTTATCTATGTAGTATAACTTCCAAGACTCAAATTCTTGCACACTCAATGATTTTCTTAAAGTGTCAACAGTCATACCTAAATCCATAGCTAATCTAAATTCAAAAGCTAACTCCTCATTGTTCTGGAAACTGATCAGCTATAGAAGCTTGATCCTCCTTAGTCCAAGCCATGCACCTATAAATCCCCATAAGGATTTTATCTACTATATTAGGTGTTGCTTTAGCATAGAACTTTTCAACTTGTTCTAATGATTCAAACTCTGGATCTTTTAATCCTGTGAGCAATAGGTGTTTCTCAAAGAGTACCTCATCCCTCACACCATCAACCTCTGAAAGTTGATTTATTTTAACTGCATCAGCTTTAGTTAACCCTGTAACAATGACTGTTGCATCCCATTCAGAAATCTCTATTTCTTTTTCAGGTAGTGCAGGAAAATTAGATATATCATCTAGTTTAAGCCTCTTCATGATAACCTCTTTCTGTTGTGAATTACTTAATGTTTATTTTAAGCAGTTCCCTCAGTTACATCTCCAGAAACTTGAAAAGCAGCTGTAAAAGTAACAGCTCCACCTATATCAG